CGTTGATGCGCCAAAGACCAAACATTTATCGGAGATTTTCCGACCCGTCCGCGCTGACTGATTACGAACAGCGGATCCTAAATCTGCGGCGTCAGGGCATGGACTGGAAACAGATCGCCGCCGCGATTGGCAACGTAAATCCGAAATCGATCTCGATCCGATACAAAATCATCCAAGAGAAGCTGGCTGCTCAATGCGCATGAATAACTACGCATATCTCGCCGCAGGCATCGCGATCGGCGTGGCTGTGGTTTTCTACCAGGTAGACACGCCTCGCGCGGACAGATGCGAGACCTACAAAGTCGCGTCCAAGATTGCGACCGCATATGTCCTCAAGCCGCCGGCGGCGGAGGTCGTCTACAAGGCCTGCCCACAGGTCACGAAGGTTGAGCCTGCGCCAGAGCCGGAGGTCGTCAAGCAAGAAGAGCCGGCGCCGCGTCGTTATCGACATCGGCGTCATCGCGTTAGGAGGTAATGGTGATGGGCTTTTATCAAGACCGAAAGATTGAGGCGCAGAAAGCCCGTATTGCGGAGCTTGAAGTGCTTCTTAGCCAAACCAATGAAGGCTACGCAGAGTGCATCGCAACGCGGGAGGACTATCGCGCCCGCATCGCGGAACTGGAAAAGATGCTCGCTGTTCATCGTCTGGCGGTTGACGTTGACGCCTTAAAAGCCCGCATCGCGGAACTTAAAGAGGCTATGCTACGAATTGGTCAACCGGGAAAACAAATCGTTTACTGCCGTGATGGACATGAGGAAACCGTGTTGTTAGCCCGCGCCGCTTTGGAGAAGAAGTGATGACTGACTTCTCCAGCACCTACCCCGACCTCGCGAATGTCGAAGACTGGCTAAACGCCAAGGGCTACACGGGTGAAGCCGGTGCATGTCATCAGGCGATGAGTTTAATCCGTAGCCAAGAGAAGCGTATCGCTGACTTGCGTAAAGAAGCTGACATGATGCACAGCGAATACAAGACAGCCCGCGCCCGCATCGCGGAACTTGAAGCGGAACTCGCTTGCAGCATTGTGAGCGGGAACGACGCGCACGAACGGGCGCTTGGGTATGTGTATGAGTTAAATGATGCTGCGGAGATGCTGGCGAACCAAGCGCTGACGCTTAAAGAGTGGCACGAGCGTATTGTGGAACTGAAATCGGCGCTGCGTCCGTTAGCTGACTGCGAAGTGTCGCCACATTACCGTGACGAAGAAGTGGTCATATCAGGCTTGAAGATTGGCGACCTCCGCGCCGCCCGCGCCGCTTATAGGGGAGAGAAGGATGGCTGAGACGAAGGAAATGCGTCGCGCCAGAAACCTCCGCATGCGGGAGAAGATGGCGAAGGATCCAGATTACGCCGCCCAGGTTCGCGCGCGGGTTAAGGCGGCCAAGGATCGATACGAGGCCAAGCTCAAATCTGACACGCTAGAGGGCGCAGCTCTGAGGGCCAGGCGTCAGGCAGCGCAGGATAAGTTCAAGACGGGGCAGATAATCACAACGCCTCGAAAGCCTGGTCGGATCGTATCAATGTGCGAGTGGAACGGGTGGTGAGAGCATGAGCAGTTTGGTTCGCAATAATTCAAAACCGCCGGTAGAGCAGCTGACGCCGGTCGAGGCCAAGGTCTGGGAGATGTTCGAGGCCGGCAAGACAGTCGATGAGATTGCGCAGGCGCTGAGCATGAAGGTCGTGTCCGTGCGCCGCCGGATGCCTGTGATCAAGGAGAAGCTCGCATGTCAGTAGGAGACATGGTCAACAACCCGCCGCACTACACCGGCCATCCCTCAACTGTTGAGTGCATCCAGATCACCGAGCATATGGGGTTCTGCCTGGGCAACGCGGTCAAATACATTTGGCGGGCGGATCTCAAGGGAGACGCCATTTCTGATCTAGAGAAGGCAAAATGGTACATCAGCCGCGAGATCCACCGGCGCCGGCTAATACAATCGTCTCAGGCCGGTCATGCCGAGAAAAATGATCCCGTTCGCTTGTAGCGTCTCTTGGATGAGCTGGATGGTGTCGTCAGAGATCGGCACCTCTCGCTCGCTCTCGGCGCGCTTGAGCGTGGCGATGGATATGCCGGCAAGCTCGGCCAGCTCCTCCTGCTTCATAACGAGGAGATGCCTGGCGGCTCTGATTTGTGCTGGTGTAATCGACATGCGACCTTCGTATCAGACCGAATATTGATTGGCAATGAATAAGCCTGTTGACGGCTCTTTTGATTGCTGATACCTAAGTATCACCAACAGAGGAGATGGTCATGCAAGTTCTTACCCACACATTTGTTCAAACCAGCATCGAACAATGCTCAGCTGGTCAATATTACTGGACGCGCGAGGAAGGCACTGTTGACGTCATCATCAACGGCAAGCTGATCACGGTGGAGGCTTCGCGCACGGAAGCTCTATGGGCGCGCCCGACAGTATTTCTGCGCGGCTTTATTGGCCGTTACCGCACCAGCATGAAAAATTGGCGCGCGACGGTGACGGCTGACGCCGATGGCCGTGTCTCTGGCTGGTTTGGCCGCGACGATCGCTCTGGCCGCTACAACAAGCTGGCCGGAATTTCCTATGCTCCAGACCTATACAAGGCGGCGGCTTAACGGGAGGGGCTACGGCCCCTCTATTTCAACCCGTTTTCAAGTTTACGGAGAGAACCCATGAAATACGCAATCATCCCCATGCTGCTCCTGGCGACGCCTGCCGCAGCTCAGACCTCTCAATTCTACGGCGCTGATGGCGAATACCTCGGCAACATGCAGCCGGCTGGGCAGAACAATTTCATCTATGGCCGCGACGGCGACTACATCGGCTCGACGGCTCCGGCTGGGCAGAACACGCTAATCTATGACGGCCAGGGCAATTACGTTGGCTCGGTTATTAACAGCGGGCCGCGCTCGCGTAATTGACGGCGACCGGGCTAAATGAGAGATTATGAGAGACGGCGCACTAGCGCCGTAAGCGTTACCCAGATTTGCGTGGCCGGTGGATCAATCCCATCGGCCTTTTTCTTTGCGCGCATGCATCGATGTCCTGCCACAAAGGTAGCAGCATCCAGATGCCCGGCAGACGCAATCAAGCATCCATCTGACCCCAATACTGCGGCCTCGTTTGCACGCCTCTCTCCGGGCGTATGACCTCGGCAGATGGGGCCGCAACCAACCAGATAGAACGGCAACAACGCATGACTGAGCCAGCAAAGAAGCTGAGCCGGACAGAGCGACTGCTGAACACGCGCCAGGCTGAGAAGCCGGTAGCAAAGCAGGCGCAAAGCCCCGGAAAGCCTGGGAAGACAGGCAGTCAAAAATCTGCGGCGCCTGAACAGTCTGCTAACCAACCTGTAGAGAAGAAGATAGGCAGACCATCAGGCTACTCAGAGGAGAGAGCCAGAGAGATCTGCGAGAGGATCTCAGCCGGCGCGCACCTGAACAAGCTCGTCGAAGAAGGCATCGTGCCAAGCCTCGCAGCTTATGCGAGATGGACGAGGGACAACGAAGCCTTTCGAGAAGCAGTCGCGCGCGCCCAGGAAGATCGAGCTGAACTCTGGGCTGACCAGCTTATCGAAATCGCCGACACCGACGAGGACGCCAACCGCGCTCGTGTGCGCATAGATGCGCGCTGGAAGGTCATAGGAAGCCTGCTGTATCGCCGTTACGGGGTGAAGCAGAGCATAGACATCAATCAGAACGTCAATGTCGCTGTGGCCCACGCTGATGCGTTGCTGCGCCTTGCAGGCCAGGCCAAGCAGATAGAGACGACCTACAAAGACGTCACGCCAACGTAGCACAGCATCCTAACCTGTATTGCGTATGGCTAGACATGCATGCAGATCAATGCGTTGCTGCATGGTTGATGTGTGTATGTGTGGAGATATGTGGGAGATCGGCGCTCCAGGGCGCGAGGGGGTGGCCGCGGCCCCCCTGGGGGCTGACCACCGGCGGCCCGGCCCTGACACAGCACCCTCTCTTGCTGTTCTCAAAAATCCCTCTGCCTATTCTCAAAAATCTCCCCAAAAAAATACAAAAAATTTGGACGAAAATAGCCCAAAACCCGGCATTTCATCCAAGTTTTGTGAAATCGAGCCGTTTGTACTGCAAACGATGTGGCTCCGTTAGATAGTCGAGATCTGCTCTATGGACGCATCTGCCTTTGTTCGCGGCTTGCTGGATGACCAGGAAGACCCGCAGCTTGCGTCGTATGATCCGCAGGGCGGCTGGAATACTGCGAAGCAAGCAGGCTCTCTGCTGGCGTCTATGACGACGCCTGGCGCTGTTGCGGATGCGGCTGGTTATCTTGGCGGCCCCTCTGTTCGCGAGAATGTCGGCGCGGGAAACTATGGGGATGCGGCGCTCCAGGCGCTGGGCCTAATCCCTGGCGCTGGTTTGCTCGGCAAAGCTGCTGTTGGCGCAAAAATGGCTATTGTCCCGGCTTTGGCGGCGAAGGGGCTGAAGGTTGAAAAGGCTTTGCCAAAGACCGAAATGTTTGCGCGAGCTGTCGAGAATACTCCTGGCGCGCGAATTGAGGATGGCTCGCTTGTTATGCCGGTTGCTCGCCGTCAGATGAGCGTGCAGCATAATCAACCGTCTGTTCGTGGCGGTGTATTCTATTTGCCGGAAGGCGACAAAAGATTGTCGTATTACAACGGCACTGGATACTACGGCGGCCAAGACAAGATTGCTGGCGAGACAGCGTTTAATAATCCGCTGTTCGTAAAAGGCGCGACAGGCGGCAAGGCGCCTGAAGCAGCTTTCGCGACATTGAGCGGCAAAGACGCAATGAAAAAATTAGACCGCGATGTGTTTTCTGCGGTCAATGAGCGCCATTGGATGTCTCGGCAAGACCCCGACATTTATCGCGAGCGTGTTGGAAATCTGCTTGCTGATTACGGTGCAGATCCTGACATTGCAGATTATCTGATCCGCAACAGCTCTCAGGGTAATCAGCTCCGGTATGCGTTGCAGGAAAATATCATAGGGAATGCTGTTAGGAACGCAGGGCATGATGCAGTTTTAGGTTATAGCCTGAAGCGTAGCAAACGTCCTGGTGGCGATCCGTTTTTATCCGAGATCTTTGACGTTCGCGAAAGCCATTACCCTGGCAAAAACGGCGAATATCAAATCTGGGACAATTACAAGCCCGCTTCGCTTCTGTAATGTCGCAACCTGATCTCGCCGCCGCGCTCGACATCTTCATCGCGGCGTATCGCGACGAGCCGGTCAAATTTGTCAGGAACGTCCTGGGCGCCGAGCCTATGCCCTGGCAAGAGCAGTTCCTGATGCATGTCGCAAAGGGCGAGCGTCGGATCTCGGTGAGAGCCGGTCACGGTGTGGGGAAATCCACCGCCTGCGCCTGGTTGTTGATCTGGTTTATGACGACCAGAATGCCGCAAAAGAGCGTCTGCACGGCGCCGACTGCGGGCCAGCTGTATGACGCGCTGTTCGCCGAGGTTAAGCACTGGGTGAATAAGCTGCCGGAGCCGTTGCGCGAAAGCCTCGACGTCTTCTCCGATCGCATAGTTCAAAAGGGCGCGCCGGAAAGCTCGTTTATCACGGCGAGAACAAGTTCTGCTGAGAGACCAGAGGCGCTAGCGGGCGTCCATAGCGAGCATGTCCTGCTGATATGCGACGAGGCGTCAGCTATCCCGGAAGCGGTGTTTGAGAGCGCCGCGGGATCTATGTCGGGTCACAGCGCGACGACGATCCTGATCGGCAACCCGACGCGAAACACTGGGCTATTTTTTAGAACGCACCACCAGCTCAAGGGCGACTGGAAAACGATGCATGTCTCATGCGTCGATATTCCGTTGGTGAGTTCAGACTTCGTTGAGCAGATCAAAAGCACATATGGCGAGAACTCGAATGCGTTCCGTGTTCGCGTTCTTGGTGAGTTTGCTCTACGCGACGATGATAGCCTTATTGCAGCTGATCTTGTGGACAGCGCTATGTCGCGAGACGTTGCGCTCGACCCGCAAGCGGATCTCATCTTTGGCTGCGACATTGCGCGTTACGGATCGGATAGATCGGTAATTTGCAAACGACGCGGTAACGTCGTCATCGAGATGCGCCATTGGTCTGGCGAGGATCTGATGGGAACGGTGGGGCGGATTGTCCATGAAGCGAATATGGACAAGCCCGCTGAGATTTGCGTGGACAGCATTGGCCTTGGCGGCGGTGTCGCCGATCGTCTGCGCGAATTGGGTTTTAATGTTCGCGATGTCAACGTCTCCGAGAGCAATGCGCTCAATCAGCAGGCGTATCGACTGAGGGACGAACTCTGGATTGCAGCTAAAGATTGGCTGGAGACCAGAGCGGTTAAACTGCCAAAGGATGATGATCTTCGCGCTGAGCTAATCGCGCCGAGTTATGCATTCGCCTCGAACGGCAAGATCAAGGTCGAGAGTAAATCTGAATTGAAGAAACGCGGCATGCGCTCGCCGGATTTGGCCGACGCGCTGTGTCTTACGTTTGCTGGTCAAGGCGCCTTGGTTGGTGGCCGATCGATGAAATGGATCACCGGCAAGCCTCTGCAGCGTCGCGTCTCTATTTGCTAGGAAAGATCTGAATGGCACGTCGTCGTCGCCGTCGTTCGTCTCCATCTCCGATGGATGCGGATCAGGCCGCATATCTCGAAAACTCTGCTCCCGTGCCGGGGGATGAAGATTACGCGGAAGACATGGCCGAAGGTGGCGTCGAGGATGACGCTGACGAGGACAATAATTCTTACGGCCCTGGCAATGCGGATATGCGCCAGAAGCTCAATCCGCTCGACGAGACCGAGTTCCAGAACCGCGTCGGCATCGCCGTCCAGGCTGCAGAAAACTACATCGACACGCTAATCACGCCGATCCGCGTCCAGGCTGCTGAGTATTATCGCGGCGCGCCGTTTGGCGACGAGGAGGCGGGCAGATCTCAGGTGGTGCTTACGGAGGTGCGCGACACCATCCAGAGCATCATGCCGAGCCTCATGCGCATCTTCACGTCCGGCCAGCGGATTGTTGAATATATGCCGCGCACGGCTGAAGACGTCCCGACTGCCGAGCAGGCGTCGGATGCGGTGAATTTCATCTTCAACGAGATGAACCCCGGCTTCCAGATCCTTTACAGCGCGTTCAAGGATGCGTTGCTTAAAAAGGTCGGCGTCGTCACCTGGTGGGCGGAAAGCGAAGACCGCGTCATTGAGCGTCATTTCTCTGGCCTGCAGAGAGAAGAGCTGCTGCTGATGATGCAGCAGAACCCGAATGCTCAGCTGGTGTATGCGAACCCGGAGCCTGTAACGGATCCGATGACGCCCGAGACTTACTCGGTTTGCGTGCGTCTCGTTGACCAGGAGAGGAAATATCGTGTTCGCGCATTGCCTCCTGAGTGCTTTATCTGCGATCGGCGCGCTCGTGATACTGATAAGTTTTTTGATCTGGTCGGCTATCGCGACCTCGTTACGGTCTCAGAACTCATCGAGATGGGATACAACGAGGAAGATGTAATCGAACACGGCTCCCCCGGAGAGGACAATCTCTGGATCGCTCAGATGGAAGAATTTGAGCGCAACCGTGGCATGTATTTCCCGACCGACAACGACGACCCGACGATGCGTCGCGTGAAGTATATGAAAATCTTCATGCGCATCGATAAGGACGGCGATGGCATTGCGGAACTCCGCTGCATTGAATGCATTGGCCGCGACTGCTTTGTCCTGAAGGATGAGATCGTCGATCACGTCCCGTTCGCTGTGTTCTGCCCCGATCCCGAGCCGCATGCGATCTTTGGACATTCGGTCGCTGACGTCACGATGGATCTCCAGCGCATCAAATCGCACGTCATGCGCGCGACGCTGGACAGCCTGGCTCAGTCGATCTTCCCCCGCACGGCGATCGTCGAGGGCCAGGTCAACATTGACGACGTCCTGAACAAAGAGGTCGGCGCCGTCATCCGCATGCGCCAGGCAGGAGCTGTTCAGGATCTCTCCACCTCCTTCGTCGGCCAGCCGGCGATGGGCATCATTGAATACATCGACGAGATCAAGGCGCAGCGCACGGGCGTCACCCCGGCGAGCCAGGGTCTTGATGCTGATCTCCTACAATCGACCACGAAAGCCGCGGTCACGGCGCAGATTTCGGCCTCCCAGGAGCGCATTGAGCTGATCGCCCGCACGTTTGCTGAAAACGGCATGAAGCAGCTGTTTGGCGGTCTCCTGAAGATGATCTGCCGCCACCAGGACAAGCCGCTCCTGGTTCGCTTGCGCGGCGATTATGTCCAGGTCGATCCGACGACCTGGGATCCGAATATGGACTGCTCGGTCTCGGTGGCCTTGGGCCGTGGCGATGACGCGCAGCAGATGGCGTTCCTGACGACGGTCGCTCAGAAGCAGGAACAGATCATCCAGCTCATGGGTTTGGACAACCCCCTGGTTAAGCTGTCGCAGTATCAATCGACGCTGAGCCAGATCGTGCGGAAAGCGGGTTACAAAAACCCCGACGCATTTTTCTCCCCGATCAGCCAGCAGCAGGAGGCGATGCTCGCCCAGCAGCAGGCTGCAATGAAGGCGCAGCAAAAGGATCCCAACGTCCTGCTCGCCGAGGTCGAGATGGCGAAGGCGCAGGCTGAGACCTACGCCAAGCTCCAGCAGCTCGCGATCGATCGCGCCCAGCTTCAGCTGGATGCGGATCTCAAGCGCGACCAGATGGAAGCCGACATCATCCTGAAGGCTGCGGACATTGCCGCGAAGAGCGGCGTCCAGGTCGATTGGCCCTCAATCATTGAGATGACCAGGAAGCCTCGCCAGGACATCCAGAACCTGGCTCAGACGCTCATCGACAACGAGAAGATCGCCTCGGCGCAAGTTCTCTCTCAGATCGGCATGGGCCAGGCGCCGCAACAGCAGCAGCCAATGCCGCAGCCTAACGCTCCGGCGCCGGCGATGCCGCAATGAGTGAACTCGACGCTGAGCAGCTCGCGCGCCAAGCGCAGAATATTCTGAACTCCGACGCATTCAAAATCGCGATGGAGAAGATGGACGCCTACACGATCGAGATGTGGGCAAACGGGAATTTTAAGACGCCAGCAGAACGAGAAGAAGCCTATGGCCTCGTGCGCGGCGCAAGGACGTTCCGAGCGCGCCTGATTGGCCTGCTTGAGGACGCGAAACTCAGCAAGGCACAAGCCGAGACGCGGGAAAAACTCGCCCGCTCGCAAGGCACGCCCGCTCGCTGAGCAACCCAGAGAAATAGATGTCTGATGGAACTCAGACGGCGCCGGCAAGCGAAAGCACCGGCACCGTAGAGGAAGCTGCGTCCAAAATCGAAGCGCTACTGTCGGGTAAGAAGCCCGAGAAACGGTTAGCGGCTCCGGCAGAGGAGGCGGCGCAACCGGCCCCGGAAGCTGAACAGGCGGAAGAGGCTGAAACCGAGGATCTCGCGCCAGAGACGACGGCGTCCGACGAGGACGACGAGGCGCCTGATGCTCACCCCGAACCCGATGATGAGGCTGAAGGCTCCGACGAGCCAGACCCGCTCTACACCGTTAAAATAAACGGCAAGGAAGAGAAGGTCTCGCTCAAAGAAGCTCTAAACGGCTATCAGCGGCAGCAGGATTATACGCGAGCCAAGCAAGAGTTCGCCGCCGAGAAACGTCAATTTTCGACAGAACTGGACGCTGCTCGTCAGGAGCGTGAGGTCTACTCACAGCTGCTGCCGGCGCTTGTCCAGCGGATGCAGTCGTCTATGCCGTCTGCGCCCGATCAGTCGCTGATCGACATCGACCCCTCGGCGTATCTTCGTCAAAAAGAAGCATATGAGCAGGCAATGGGTGATCTCCAGGCCGCGACCTCTGAGAGGCAGCGTCTGGAGCAAGAAACCAAGGTCGAGCAGCAGCGTAGGCTCCAAGCCTTTGTGGCAGAGAACGCGGCGAAGCTCCCTGAGTTAATCCCAGAGTGGAAAGATCGCAAAGCCTATGAGCGCGATCGCCCCAAGGTTCGGGACTATCTCGTCAGTCGCGGTTTCTCCGATGAGGAGATCAACCAGGCTTACGACGCCCGCCTTGTTGCGATGGCTGCTGACGGCATGCGCTGGCGCGAGCTGCAGAAAAGCAAGTTCAAGCCAACGGCGCCGCCGGCTGAGAAGGCTCTGAGACCGACCCCGCCAAGCACATCTGCTCCGAAGGTTAATCGCGACGCGCAGGCTGCGCGCAATCGTCTCGCTAAATCTGGCCGCGTGGAAGACGCCGCTGCGGCCATTCGCGCACTCCTTTAATGGACTAGAAAAATGGCTACCGTAACCCGTTATGACTATTCTTCGTCGATCCGTGAGGATCTTGAAGACATCATCTATAATATCTCGCCGACCAAGACGGCGTTTATGAACAATGTTGGTCGCACGACTGCGGACAACACCTACCATGAGTAAATAACTGCTTGCTCATGTAAAATCTGGCTATATGCTGGGAACTCCTTAGAGCTTCATGCCCCGCAGAGGAAAAGTCATGAAGATTGGACAATCAGCAGGAAAGAGTTACGCATATCTTCTCGGTGTGTTTTTAGGCGACGGGTGTGTGACGCAGCAGCGAAGCACGAACTCTGGCCCCGGCGAAAAATCCTACCCGGTTTTCCGATTAAACACGATTGACGAAGATTTTGCTGAAGCCACGAAATTGGCTCTCTCGGAATTTACCGACCGGCCAATCTCAATTCACAAACACGCTGTAAGCAAAAGCAGCAAGCCAAACTATTCGCTCAGATGCGGTGACCCCGAGATCGCGGCGCACCTGGTTGAGGTGACTGACGGGAAGCTAAAAATCCCGGATGTCGTCAAAACCTGGAGCCGGCAAGATAAGCTCTGGTTTATCGTCGGCCTGATGGATAGTGAAGGCTTTGTTGCTGCGAACCGAAACACGACGAACAGACGTTTCTACATGGGGTTCAAATCCTGTGACGTCTGGGTTCCAGATTTTGTAAAGATAATGGAAAGCGTCGGTATCATGGTCGGCAAGGTCTCTCAGGAAGAGCCTCGCAAGCCTGGATACAAAACGCCGACAAGGTTCACCATCAAGATGCAATCTTGGGTGGACAGCGGCGCGAGGTTCAATATTGCTCGCAAACAGCAGCGTGTGGATGATTGGGCTTCAGCAGGGGCATATGAGCATCGCGCTCTGCACCCCCGTAGGCTATCCCCAACGACTAATATGCCAGACACCCAAATGGGTGAAGATAGAGCCTGACCTTACGGGAAACCGTAAGAGGAACCGAAGTGAAGTAGGTTCCCGCCGCTGTGAAGCGGTCAGTAGGCCATAGGATGGGCCGAAAGTAACAGTTTGGGCAGACCGACATCCTTGCTGACGCCAACGGCTCCAACGCCGCTGTCGAAGGCGCGGACGCCACGGACACCGCCTTTGTGGCCCCGTCGCGTTGCGGCAACTACACCCAGATTTCAACGAAGACGCTCAACGTCTCCGGCACGTCTGGCGCGGTTGACGCGGCTGGCATGAAGACGATTGAGGCTTACCTCATCGCCAAGCACGGCAAAGAGCTGAAGCGCGACATGGAGACGATCCTCCTGTCGAACCAGGCTGCGGTTGCTGGCGACGCCTCGACGGCTCGCAAGCTGGCCGGCTTCCCGACGTGGATCAAGACGACTGCTCAGACGCCTGCCGGCAACGGCATCGTCGTCGGCACCGTCACTGGCCCGGCGTATTCGGGCGGCGCTTCGACGGTTTCGGGCGCTCCGACGACCGCCTGGACGCTGACGAGCGGCGCGGCTGCTTTCACGGAAACCAACCTGAAAGACGCCATCCGCAACATGTATCAGAAGGGTGGTGAACCCAAGATGATGCTTGTGTCGCCGGTCAATAAGGCCCGCGTCTCCGGCTTCGCTGGTCTCTCGCAGACGCGCGTCAACACTGAAGTCAAAAATGGTCAGGCGACCATTGTTGGCTCGGCTGACGTGTATCTGTCGGATTTCGGTTCGCTGGACATCGTCCCGTCGCTGTTCTGTAACGGCGCGTTCGCGTATTTCGTCGATCCTGATTACGCCAAGGTCGCCTATCTGCGTCCGTTCCAGCGCACGGAACTGGCCCGCACGGGTGACGCGAAGCGTTCGCAGCTGCTCGCTGAGTATACGCTTGTGGTCAATTCGCCCTACGCTCACGCGGTCGTGGCGAACATCACGAACAGCTAAGTCGCGTAAAATCTTCAATCTGAGGGGTCGCCTAGTGCGGCCCCTTTTTTTATGGGCGATCAATGGCCGAAAATTACAGAAAGCTGGACGTCGAGAATTTCGACTATGACCCGGCAAATGGCGTTCGTCAGCGTCTCGTCATCGAGCAAGACGGCGGTGTCCATCTCGAAAGCACCCAGGATGTCAGCCACATCCTAAAGGCGGCGCACGAAAGCCGCATGGAACATTCCAAACACGAAAAGCTCGGCGACGACGTCAAAATCGCTTCTGTCCCGATGCTGATCCGAGCCGACCTGATGAAAAAGGGCATCTGGCAGGACAAAAAGCGCCTGTTCCAGTGGCTGATGAATGAAGGTCGGCCCTTCCTCACTAGGGATATTAGCCTGTGACGACATATGCTGACCCGACATTCACAGCCAATTACCAAGGTCTGTGTGCAAAGATCAGTGATACCCTTAACCGCGCTGATCTGACGTCGGTCATCCCGGATTTCACCGTCATGGCGACGACGCGGATCTCGCGCGACATGGCGCGGATCAAGCATCCCGGATCCATCACGCGCGCGATCGCCAGCGTCGTCAATGATTACGCGCCGCTGCCGACTGATTTCCTCTCCATGTATCAGCTCATGGATCAGGACACGCAGATGGCCCTTATCTACATCACGCCGGATCAGTCGATGACGATCCAGGCGCAGGGATGGTCTCCGCAGACGACGATCGTCCCGGTTCTGGCGCCTTACTACACGCCGACGCAGAACACGATCTACTACACGATCATGGGCAAGACGCTGCGCATGGTGCCGCCCCCGGCAAGCGCAACGCCGGCTACCCTTGAGATGTGGTACTACTCAAATCTGCCAGCGATCTCGACGGGCAACCCGACGAACTGGGCGCTGACGCAATATCCCGACCTCTACCTGTATGGATCCCTTGTTCATACGGCGCCGTATCTCAAAAACGACGAGCGCATCCAGGTCTGGGAAGGCATCTATCAATCAATCCTAAATGACATCGAGGTTGAGGCGGATCGCTCCATCCGCCCGCAGACCAAACTTGTCGCCGCTCGCAAGAGCTTCTGAGAGGTAAATCATGCCCGCTACACAACTCTCCTCGCTTACCCCTGACACGGCGGCGTCAGTCACGACGTCTGACACGGCCCCGAATGTCTTCACCCAGCTCTACATCGGCGGCGCCGGCAACGTGGCTGTCGTCACTGAGAACGGCGACACGGTCACCTTCACGGCTGTCCCGGTTGGGACAACCCTTTCGATCCGCGTCAAACAGGTCAAGGCGACCGGCACCACGGCGACTAACATCGTCGGCATGCTCTGAGGGGTAAGCTATGTCTGTCGTCTACTCATCGACACTCAAAAATAACCGTATGCAGCTTGTTGCGGATCTTGTCGCCGGCAAAACTGCGGCGTCGTCTGTCGGCTCCGCTACGGCTGGCACGATCGTTATCGGCACCTCGTCGCTGTCTGGCGCCACCGGTGTCCTGGTGAGCTTCACGCTCGGCACGACGCCTGGCACGGTGTCTGCGGGCGTCCTGACGATCTCCGGCACCCCGCTGACGGCTACGGCCTCTGGCACTGGCACGGCTGCGAAGGCCGAGCTGCGAGATAATGCAGGTAACGTGATTGTTTCCGGCCTGACTGTCGGCACAAGCGCCTCTGACATCATCATCAATGCGACGGCGATCTCATCGGGACAGAGCGTTACATTCTCCAGCGGCACAATTACTCACGGGTAAGGTAGTCTACAATGCCTTCAAAGATGTATAACCGCGCGCGGATGACGGTGACGTCAACCGGCACTGGCGCTTTGTCTCTTGGCGTTGCTGTCGCCGGCTACCAGACGTTTTCGTCTGCTGGCGCTCAGAACAGCGACACCGTCAGCTACACGATCGAGGACGGCGTCAACTGGGAGATCGGCACCGGCACGTTTAACTCGGTTGCCGGCACACTCTCGCGCACGGTTACACAGTCTTTCAACGGCACTACCTATGGCACGTCAGCGATCAGCGTCACGACGAGCGCACAGGTTTATATCACGGCCTTGGCGGCGGATATTGTCGTCTCTGGCGGCGCGCTCGGAACGCCATCATCCGCCACGCTCACCAATGCGACGGGCCTGCCGCTCGCCACCGGCGTCACCGGCACACTCCCGGTTGCGAAGGGCGGCACCGGCATCACGAGTTTCGGCACAGGCGTAGCGACAGCCCTCGGCAACGCAGTCAACGGCGCTTCTGGCCTGTGTGTGCAGAATGCCAGCGGGTATCTATCGCTAACCGCTGCTACAGCCAGATTTCAGGTACAGCCTTCTACAGCTACAAACAGCGCGGTTAGCCAATACATAAACACTGGCGGTAATGCTTATATTGGTTTAGACAGCAGCGCAGGCGGGCTAACCAGCGCTTATGCTCTAAACATATATCATTCCGGCGCATACCCGATTGTGTTCAGCACTAACGGTAGCGCTAAAGCCACTCTAGACGCCGCAGGCAACCTCGGTATAGGCTCAACCACGACCGCAGGAACAAGGCTATATATTAACGGCGGCTCGTTATTTACAACTGGCCCCGGCTCTTACGGCGTTGGTATTTCGGGTTCGCTTACATCTGGGCGAATTGGAACCTATGACACAGGTAAAGCCACTGTCATAAACAGTTATTTTGACGATAGTGCGATTGAAATATCGGCTGGCGTTACAAGCGGTTATGTAACGGGTATTTCCATAACCGCGCGCAGTGCTTCCGCATACGCCGACACAATCCGCTTTGTTACGCGCGGAACAGGAAGCAACGAAGCAGCCCGCATCGACAGCAGCGGGAACCTGCTGGTTGGGGCGACTAGCGCCGTATCAAGTTCTAAGTTTCTTCTTTCAGGTGGGCTAAACACATATAATCTATTTGTTCTCAAAAACACTGATACTCAATCAGCAGGACAGATATTCCAGCTTTTCTTAAACTCTGCTGGCAATACGGCAGGGTCTATAACGCATACTGGAACTACAACCATCAACTATGGTGCATCTTCTGATTACAGACTTAAAGAAAACGTAGAGCCTATCACAAACGCTCTTGTCAAAGTCGCTTTGCTTAAACCATCGACGTTTACATGGGTTGGGACGGATGAAGCTGGAGAAGGCTTCATAGCTCATGAACTCCAGAGCGTTGTGCCGCTTGCTGTCGCTGGCGAAAAGGATGTCGTGAATAAAGATGGCTCCATAAAACCACAGCAAGTCGATTACGGGAAACTTACGCCTCTCCTCACCGCTGCCATCCAAGAACTTGCCGCAAAAGTAACCGCACTGGAGGCCGCAAATGGCTAACACCTACGAATGGAAAATCAATCAGCTTGAGTGCTACCCGCAGGCTGACGGCCACACCGATGTAGTCTTTACGGTGCATTGGGATCGGTTAGCGACTGACGGCACCTACAACGCTCGCATCTACGGCTCTCAGGGCGTGACGCTCGACGCTGAAGCTCCATTCACGCCGTATGCCAGCCTGACGGAAACCCAGGTGGTTGGGTGGCTTGAGGATGCTATGGGCGCTGAGACGCTCGAAGCCCAGAAGGCTGCTCTCGACAAACAAATTGAGGATCAGATCAACCCGCCGGTTATCCGGCCTCCGCTTCCTTGGGTGGCGTGATGAACACCTATGAATGGACGCCGGAGCGTCTTGACGCATACCCGGAAAAAGACGGGTTCAACGATGTCGTGTTCGTCGTCTACTGGCGCGCGACTGCAACTGACGGCGAGCATGAGGCGACTGTCGCAGGCTCGCAGATGGTTGAGCTTGATCCAGAGGGCGATTTCACGCCTTACAACCAGCTGACGAAGGATCAGGTTTTGTCCTGGGTTCAGTCGTCAATGGGGCAGGGCAAGATCGCCGAAATTGAAAGCTATCTGGATCAGCAAATCGCGAACCAGATCACACCGCCGGAAGCATCTCCGGCCTTACCTTGGAGAGAGTAGAAAATGGAAGGTCAGAACTTGAAGCTGGAATTGTCGGTTGCGGAATGGAATGTCGTTTTCGCGAACCTGGGACGAGGCGCTTACATTGAGGTGGCGCCGATTATCCAGAAGCTCCAGAACCAGGCCAATGAGCAACTGAACCAGTCTCAGCCGAAAGAATAACGAATGCTCGGATTTGCCCCGCTTGCGTCAGCAGCAATATCGACTGCGGGGTATGTAGTCCGGGTATCCAGTTTTGCTATCAGCGAGGCTCAAGACACCGCTGCAGCATCGGTTAATCTGACTGCATCGGCGAGCCTTGCTGTTACAGAAACCGCTGACACAGCATCTGCCAGCGCATCAATTACAGCCTCGGCCAGTCTTGATGTCACTGAGGCGACAGACACCGCCTCTGGATCTGTTTCCGCAGTCACCCTCGCCAACCTACTGGCGACTGAGGCGCAGGACACGGCCTCTGGCTCGGCTCAGATCAATCCGGCCTATGCGGATCTCGCCGCGACTGAGGCAGCTGATACCGCGTCGATCACGACAGCCATTGTCGCGTCTGCCGATCTTGCTGTCACCGAGGCGCAGGATACTGCGTCAGGATCAGCGGCTGCAATAACGCAGGCGAGCTTGGCGGCGACTGAGGCGCAGGACGTTGCCTCCTTTGCGGGCCAGGTATTCGACGCCTGCTCGTTTGCTCTGGTTGAAGCGCCAGACACGGCGAGCATCCAGGTTGGCATCTCGGCATCCGCCACCCTGACAGCCTCAGAAACGCCTGACAGCGCGTCTGGCGGCGTTGTGGTTCAGTGGGCGGTTATTCCATCAGGCCCGTCTGTATGGACGCCGCAGGCTAATGGCGAGGCCTTCTGGCAGGGCGTCAACCCGGCTCTCCCGCCGAGCTATGTCACGCAGATCGGCGGCGCTCTTGGCTGCGCTTCTATCGGTGGCGCTCCGATAGCTGCAACCGCATCGCCTCCCTCTGGCGGGGCTATTGGCGCTCTCTGGACGCAACCGGCATCTAGCGTGGCTTACTGGGACAAAATAACCCCGCTGCAGCCGCAGGCGAATGTTCGCCCGACAGGCGCGCTTGGTGGTGCGCCGATCGGCGGCATAGCTGTGTCTGATGGCGTCGCGGATACCCCGACAGAGACGCCAGGATCTGCAGTCTGGACGCCAATCACATCGTCATTCACACCGCAACAACAGGCGGCTTAAATCATGGCTAATACGTTTACCCCGACATACAATCTGACGAAGCCGGAGATCGGCTCGGATACGAATGCCTGGGGCGCGCATTTGAATGCCGATCTGGATACGATCGACGCCAACATGGTGTCTCGCATCCTGACAAGCGCTCAGACGCTGGCTGGCGCGATCAACCTCCCGTCGAACGGTTTGAATGTCGGCTCGGGCCAGCTGCGCGTGACGGGCGGGAACGTCACGGCCTCGGGTGGCCTGACGGTGTCGGGCGCAACGCTGCTTTCCACGACGCTGACGGTAAGCTCTAACGTCACCTTCCAGGGCGCATTCACGCTCAGCGGCACTGGCGCGACGAGCCTGGGCGGCGCGCTGTCAGTCACAGGCGCTACGACGCTGGCCTATAACGGCTTGAATGTCGGCGCGGGGCAGCTGAACTGTTCCGGCGGCAATGTCAGCACGACGGGCAATCTCTCAGTCTCTGGCTCAACGGCTCTGACGGGCAATGCGGCTCTCTCCGGGACGCTGTCAGTCGCGGGAGCCACCACGCTAGCCGCCAATGGCCTCAACGTCGGATCTGGGCAGCTCCAGGTTACGGGCGGCAATGTCACGGCGAGCGGATCCATTTCGGCCAGCGGCAACGTCAGCGCCACCGGCACCCTGTATGCGGGCGGCGCGACGACGCTAGCTTCCACGCTCGGCGTCACGGGAGCGACGACGCTCTCCAGCACTCTCGGCGTCTCTGGCGCTACGACGCTTTCCAGCAGCCTTAATGTGATCGGCGCGACGACGTTGGCCTCTAATGGCTTAACAGTCGGCTCAACTCAACTTGTCGTTTCTGGTGGCAACGTCAGCATGTCGGGCAATCTGTCGGTGTCCGGCACGATCTCCGGCGCGGCTTCTCTCTCGACGCTAAGCGCATCTGGAGCGACATCCCTTACCTCGACGCTCGTCGTCAGCGGCGCGGCCACGCTGTCCAGCAATCTGTCAGTCTCTGGCACCACGTCAATGACGGGCAATCTATTGATCGTCAGCGGCTCCAGTGAGCGCGCAATCACGCTCGGCAGCTCTGGCGGATATTTCTACGGCAACGCCTCGGCGGCTGGCTGGAAGAATAGTGGCGGCTCTAACCTGGCTTACTGGGACACGTCCGGCAATTTCACAGCCGCTGGCAACGTCACCGCTTACTCCGACGCCAAGCTCAAAAAGAACGTCGAAACGATCCAGGATCCGATGTCTCTGGTTCGTCGTATGCGCGGCGTGTTCTATGATCGCATTGAGGACGACAAGGCCGGCGTCGGCGTCATCGCTCAAGAGATGCAAGAGGTTCTGCCCCAGGTTGTGCATACCAATGACGGCACCCTCTCGGTTGCATACGGCAATATCTCCGGCGTCCTGATTGAGGCTCTGAAAAGCATCGACGACCGCCTGGCTGCTGTGGAGGCGCGCTGATGCTACCTAATGGCGGCAATCGGCCTCCGCTAACTATGCAGGACATCAATGGCCCATCCGGCTTCAATGGGCGTGGCAATAACCTGAATGCTTATCGCGGCACGTTGTTCTACCGCCCCGACAATAGTTCAGGTTATTTCCCTGCTGGCGCCATTGCCTTCACAGACTTTTATTCTACGCAGGGAACAAGCCCCGTCGTTCCTGGCAACGCAACCTACACTTCTGGCTCATCAATTACTCTGCCGTCATTATTCAACAAACTGTATGTCAGGTGTTATGGCGCCGGTGGTGGCGGTGGTGGTGGCTGCTACGTTCCGAATTACAATGAAGCATATGGTGGATCTAGTGGTGGAGCCGGCGGCTCTACAACTTTCTGGGCTGGGTCTGGATTTGCTGTGACGGGACAGGGCGGCGGTGCCGGTGGTGGCGCTGGACTTACAATAACAAATGCCCTCGGCGGCGTTGTGCAAGATGGCAACGGCTCTGCTGGCGCGTCTGGCTCTGGTGGATCTGGTGGCTCTGCTGGCGGTGGCGGTGGCCGCGCAGGCGGCGTTCATAGCAATGGCGCCGCATATCCTTACACATTGTATCGGCAGGGTGGTGACGGCGGATCCGGCGGCACGGGCGGCAACAGCGGCGAAATACTTGTGATGGACATCGACAGTATGGGCTGGGCCACAATCAAAAATTATTATGGCTTATCTGTTCCGATTTCCATTGGCGCAGCAGGAGGCGGCGGCTCTGGAGGAGTAAAGCTTGGTTCTGGCGCTGCCGGTAATGGATCATCAGGATCTGGTGGTTGGATTTACATCCGTTGGACGTGAGGAATAAATGATCGAAGAGCTAATCTCCCGCGTCTTTGCAACTCGCAACGCCGTCCATCTCGCTCACTGGGCGGAGACGTCTGGTTTCCGGCACAATGTCCTCGGCGAGTTTTACGACAGCCTGATCGACAAGGTGGACACCATTGTTGAGGCGCACCGTTTGGCGGCTGAGAAGCATCACGGTGAGTTTGCAAGTCATATGAGGGGCTGACGTGACGTTTATTCCGATGAGAATAACTCCCGGTGTTGTTCGTCAGGCTACGCCATACGACAGCGTTAATACATGGTGGGACACCTCCAATGTGCGCTGGCTGTCTGGCGCCATGATGCCGATAGGCGGATCGACGCGCATCACGCAGCAGGCGCAATCATCAAAGATCCGTGGCCTGTTCCAATGGCGTGACAGCTCGTCTCGCGAATGGACGGCGATCGGGACTGAGACAGGCATCCAAGTTCTGTTTGGCGTTCTCAATGACGTGACGCCGTCGAACTTTGTCTCCATGCTGTCGATCGCTGGCGGCGGCTACGGCACTCTCGTCTACGGTGACACGCAGACGATCTGGGATCCGTTCGGAACGACGGTGAACACGTCAAGCATCGTCACCGTTTCGATCGCGTCGCCTGGCGTTGTCACCTGGACGAACCACGGCCTGACGACTGATGATGCCATCAAGTTCACGCTCTCTGGCGGCGGCGCGCTTCCGACAGGGTTGTCAGCGAATACCCCGTATTATGTCATCCCAGTGGATGCGAATACGTTCAGGCTCTGCGGGCCTTCGACTGTCACCGGCTCGATCTCCGGCACGACGCTGACGGTTTCGGCTGTCTCTAGCGGCACCCTGGCTGTCGGAGATTTCATCAACGGCGCCGGCGTCACCGGCGGCACCTACATCACCGCGCTAGGCACAGGATCCGGCGGCGTTGGCACCTACACTGTCAATACATCGCAGACGGTATCCAGCACGACGATCACGGCAATAGGCAAGAACAAGACGCCGATCAATACAAGCGGCTCGTCCAGCCCGACGATCACCGCCTCTCAGATCGTCGGCCAGGATACATACGGCAGGCAGCGCAATTACAACCCGCCGATCTTCCGCAAGCCCGATCACTGGACGTTCGCATCGTTCGGGCAGGATCTCCTGTCTGTTTGCTCCTCGGATGGCCGACTGCTCCACCTGGCCCCGACAAACACCAACGTCCCCCCGATGGACGTCCCGTCGAATGCCCCGACAGGCAACTACGCCGTGGCTGTCACGGCTGAGCGCGCTGTCATGCTTATGGGCGCAGGCGGCAATCCGCGCCGAATAGCCTGGAGCGATTTCGAGAACTACAACGGTTGGACGTTCAACACGACGACGGGCCAGGCCGGCTATATCGATCTTGAGGCCACCTCGCCGATCATCACCGGCGTTCGCGTTAAGGAGGGCATCCTTGTCCTAACGCAGCACGAATGCTTTCTGGTTCGCTATGTCGGCGCTCCGTATTTCTATGGCGCTGAAAAGCTCGGCACGACGACGTTCTCCGCTCCGAATGCGATCGCCTCTGGCGGCTCGTCAACGGTATGGTTCGGCCAGTCAGGTTTCTGGCGATATGACGGCGGCGCGATCCGGCAGATCCAATGCCCGATGTTCGGCGACATCAAGAACAATTACGATCCGCTCTACGGCAACTATCGCGCGCACATGCACGAAAGCGGCGTTTTCCCTGAGTTCTGGTTTGAATACCCGGATCTGAATGCGCCTAATGGCGAGTGCAACAACTATGTGATCTGGAATTACGCCGACAACATCTGGATCCGAGGCAACCGTCAGAGGACGGCGGCGGTTGGCGCAAATACTGCGGCTTACCCGATCGCGGCTGGTATTGATAACTATGTCTACCAGCAGGAAGATGGCTGGCTAGAGAACGGCGCGAGCCGCGTCGGATCTGTTTGGGCTGAGACGTCTATTCTGGATTTCGGCCAGGGCGATCAAAACATCGACATCAACCAGGCGCTGGTGTCTACCGATCCAGATAGCGTCGGCACCAACTACCAGATCAAGTTCTACTCCCGATATGCCCCGACGCAGACAGAGACGCTTTATGGCCCGTATGTGCCAAGGGTGGATGGCTACACTGACACGCGCGTGACGGGCAAAGACGTTCGCCTGCGGGTGGAGGCGACGAGCGATAATTACTGGAGCGTCGGCCAGATCCGGTTTGATGTCGTCAAGGGTGGAGGCGCTCGATGACGACGCCGACAAAGCCGACAGCCTTCCCATCTTTTGGCGCGGCTCCTCAAAAATACGACGCAATCTGGATGACGTCGTTCCTGTCTCAGCTTGCGCGTCGCATTGGTCTGCTCGCCGGGCCGAATATCATCCAGCCGCAGATCCTGCTGCAATCGCCAAACGGCACTGTCTACGAGATCACAGTAGATGATGCTGGGAACCTAATTAGAACCGTCGCAACGCGCGGCGTCGTCCAGCCGCCGATGTAAGGAAATAAAAATGGCTAACGAATGGATGTATATGCTTCCGGCGCTCACCAGCCAGAACAGCAACACGGCGACTAGCTCAAAGACCAACCAGGATCAGACCAGCGCGACAACGCAGAGTTCGTCCACCAACGCGAACCAGACCGGGCAGAGCCAGGGCGGCAATTTTGGCCTATCGCTCAATCAAATCCCGCAATGGCTGGAAGATGCATCGCGAGCCGGCGTCGGCAGCGCTCAGAACTTGCTCAGCCAGCCCACGCAGGCCTATGGCGGCGATCTGACCGCTGGCCTCAACCAGTATCAGACGCAAGCTGGCAATATGTTCCAGAATGCTGTCGATCAGTTCTCGCCGTATTTTGACCAGGCGAAATCGACGATCCAGTCAGGCCTGCAGGCGGCGCCGCAGATACAGGCTCAGTCGTTAAAAAATGGCTTGTCGGGCATCTCCGACTACATGAACCCCTACATCCAAAACGTCGTCAACAGCGTCCAGGATTTTAGCCGGCAGAACCTTGATCAATCGCTCAAGCAGACCGCCGACCAGGCTATTGCCGCTAGGGCGTTTGGCGGCTCGCGTCACGGCGTCCAGGAAGGCGTCGCGACGGCTCAGAACAACCTGAACACCAACAACCTGGTCGCCAATTTACTGAACAGCGGCTACGGCCAGGCGACGAATATGCTCAGCCAAGACGTGCAGAACAACCTGACGGCTCAGCAGGGCAATCAGTCGTCGTTCCAGAACTACCTGAACAATCTGCTCAGCGGCGGCGGCGCGATCGCCAATCTCGGCACGGCGGCGCAGAACTCGCTGAACACCGGCATTGGCAATCTGCTGAACTTTGGCAACCTTGCCCAAGGGACTGAGCAGAATGCAAACACCGCCGCCTACAATGAGTGGATGCGCCAGCAGGGCGTCCCACTCCAGCTGCAGCAGCTCTACAACCAGACGCTCAGCGCAGCGCCGCACTCGACAGCTCAATCAAATGTCGGGAACCAGTATCAGAACACAAATCAGAACACGACTGGCACATCCACGGGTCAATCGAACACCAACTCCACGATGAGCGGCACGTCGTCCGGCAACTCGAACACGAACAGCTCTGGCTGGTCGATGTCTCCGGTTCAGCAGCAGAGCAGCAATCCGATTATGACTGGCATAGGCGGTCTGATGGGGATCGGCAGTCTGTTCGCTGCGCCGAAGGGTGGCATAAGCGCGATGTCCGGCATCGGGTCTGCTCTGTCTGCTGGCTTGGGTTTCTTGTCGGACAAAAACATGAAAACCGACGTCAAGAAGCTCGGCAAGGATGAGGAAACCGGCCTCGACATCTACAGCTATCGCTACAAGGGCGATCCAAAAACCTACCCGAAAGTTGTCGGCCCGATGGCCCAGGATATTGAGAAGCATTATCCCGGAGCCACGAAACGGCGCGGCGATCGCCTGACGGTGCATCCTGGCGCCATGAACTCACTGGCCGGCAAGTTCGCCGGAGGCGAGGCTTCTGCGCGGGGGCTGCTGTAATGACGCCGGAAGACATAATGGCAGTATTCCCCGATCGCATATCGCCAGAGCCAAATAGTGGATGCTGGATATGGGACGCGGCTGTCGCGTCACACGGTTACGGAACATACGGTAAGAACAAAACAGCGCACAGATATTCTTGCGAATTATCACATGGCACAATTCCGCATGGGATGATGGCGCTGCACAAATGCGACAACAAGCTGTGCGTAAATCCGCAACATATTTATATCGGAAGCAAGAAAGATAATTCCCTTGATGCTTATTCGCGCGGTCAAATGGATCATGTGAGGCATCCTGCTTGCGAAAAACATCCGATGGCTAAACTCAAGCCCGAGCATGTTGCAGAAATACGCTCGATTGTTGGAAGATTTAAGCGCGGACAGCGCTCGGAAATGGCTATCCGTTTTGGCGTATCACCGGCGACAATCAGTGACGTCAAGGCAGGCCTGTCATGGAGGACGGCATGAAGCTAACAGCAGATGATATTGCCTACCTTAGACAGGCGGCGGCCCGCGATCATTACAATCCCGACGATGCGCTTAAAGTATTCAACTACGAAAGCTCTGGTCGTCCAGACGTCTGGGGCGGCAAAGGCGGTAAATACTACGGCATCTTTCAGGCCGGCCCAGCTGAAAGAGCGCAGTTTGGCATTGATACGAAAAACCCTAGCGCAAAAAATCAGATTGATGCGTTCGGTAAATTTCTGGCGTCGCGCGGCTTCAAGCCGGGCATGGGCCTGCAGGATCTCTATTCAACCGTCCTCGCCGGCTCTCCTGGTCACTACAACCGCAGCGACGGCGCCGGCACTGTCGCCGAGCATGTCGCCAAGATGTCTGGCGGCTCTCCGCTTGCTTACTCAGGAACCTCCAAAGCACAGCCGAGCAACATCGGCGAGCTGATCGGATTGCTTGACGCTGAGCGATCGGCGCCGGCCTCCGAGCCTGTCCCTATGCCGACTGTCCCGACTGGCCTCGTCGGTATTCGCAAAGCCGCTATGGGTCTCGCTGACGAAGCGCAGGACGAGCAGGACGATCAGGACACCGCCGCGTTTCAGCAGGCCATGCTGGATTTTCACAATCGAAACCACGCCCAGGCTCTCGGCCTGCTGGGAGGTGAATAATGCCGCTTCCTCTTGATGAATTTTTCCGCCGCATAACCGGCCAGCCGATGGCTCTGCCTGGCGCCGTCGCCCCCACTGGCCCTGTTACCGCCCCGACGCCGACCGCCGCCGCTGTCGCCGCACCGACGCTGCAGGAAACGCAGCAGCAAGATTTCAACAACGCCGCGCTAAGCCGTATGGGCCAGCTCGGCATGATGCTTGTCGCCGCCGGCCAGCGCATGACGCCGCGTGAGCGCGCGACGATCCTAGCGCAGGCGCCGCAGTATATGGACGGCATCCAGAACGACATGCAGACGGCGGCGCAGGCCCGTCTGATGAATACTCGCGCGCAGCAAGAGCAGGGCGATGTCGAACGCCGCAATGCTCTCTTTGAGCGCATGAAATCCGAGCCTGGCTTCGCCGAGAAATTTGGCGTCACGCCGGAAGCGCTTGCGACCCTGTCGCCGTCCTCCCTGGAGCAGATTGTCGTCCACCGCGCGACGCAGGATCCGCTCGACCGCGCCGCCAAGATCGCCGCGATCAACGCCGCCTCCAAGCCAAAATTTGATAAGATCGGCACCGACGCACTAGGCCAGGATCAATATGGGTGGATATATCCCACTGGGAAAATTGATCCCTATGTCCAAGGAGGCGAAGGATCGTCAGCTGGCGCCGCGCCATCCCTTGGCAGTGTAGCAAGTCAGCTTGATGGGAAAACGCCGCAGGAACGATTAGAAATAATCAAGAAAAATTATCCTGCATTAGCGTCAGAGGTTGAAGGTATCGCTATGGGTCGGATGCCATTCCCAACCAGGAAATTCGGCACGAAGCAAGGCGATGCGTTAAGCACTTTGGTGTCATGGATCGACCCGTCCTATACGCCAATGACATACGACGAGCGCAAAAAGACTGAGCTTGACTATTCACCTGGCGGCACAGTCGGGAAGCAAATTCTATTTGCGAATACCGGCATCAAACACGGTGGCGAGCTTCTTGGTCTCGCCGACAAATTACCCAACCACACAAATTGGGGAATGTTCAATAAAACCGTTAATGAGCTAGACGCCGCACGACAAGTTAATGCAGCGAAAGGCGGCCCAGTTAATTCGTACAAGCAAGCCGCGATCAACTTCATGGACGAAATCGGCAAGGCATTGGGCGCAGGAGCGTCTGGTGAGCGCGAAGAATTGAAGCGTCAGATTGAAGCTGCGAACGGCCCTGAAGCGATCAAAGATGTCATCAGGACGCAGATCACCCTTTTGAAGGACAAGATCGAGACGCAGCAAGGCGAATACAAAAAAACTATGGGGCCGATGGCGGGAAATCCAAATTTTGTTTCGGAAGAAGCGCAGGCGTGGCTCAATAAAATATTCCAAAAAGAAGATACCGCGCCCGCAACTCAACAGAACAATCTTCCGCATGGCGTTCGTTCAATTAGAAGGGTTAACTGATGCCGACATATGAAATCGTCGGGCCTGACGGCGGAACTTATCATATTGACGCCGATACGGAGGAGGCGGCGCTTTCCGCGTTCCATCCAGAGGCGAACAAATATCAGCAGGCCGCGTCAGATCTTTACGCCAAGCAGAAAAAAGCTGGCTTGACCGGCGGAATGTCGGAAGGTCTTGCAAGCCGTGTCCTGCAGGGCGGAACTCTCGGGTTCGGTGACGAGATCCTTGCCGGCCTGGAGACGCCGATCGAAATGGCTCGGCGTGGCGTCGGCCCGTCAGAGGGATACAAATACGCCAAGGCATTCCAAGACGTTAAACGAGACGAGGCGCGCCGGAACACCGGAGCGTTCGGAACGGCGGCTGAGATCGGCGGATCGTTTCTTCCTGGTGGCGTAGTCGCCAAAGGCGTTCAGCGTTTCTTTGGCGCTCCTGCTGCCCCAGGCACGGCTCTGACGACAGTCGGATCCGCGACTAATCTACCGGCTGTGGCTGGTCAGGTTCTCCCAAAGGCGCAGAAGCTCAACCCGTTTGGGCAGAGCGTCGCCACGGGCGCAATCACGGGCGGCGTCCAGGGTGCCGGAGAAGAAGGCACTGATGGTATTGTGCCGGGCATGGTTGCCGGCGCGGCTGGAGGCGCAGCTGGACACGCTCTTGGATCTGCTCTGGATCGAGGTGCGGGTCTTGTTAATGGCGCGCCGCGCGTGGCCCCGGCTCCCTCAACAGATGCTATACACGACGCGGCTCAGAACGCCTACGACGCATTTACGAATGCGGGTGGTCTATTCACTCAGCAGGGCGTCAATGACCTATCCAGCGCCATTAGAACCCGCCTGCAGAACGAAGGGTGGGCGCCGGAGCTTGCACCCCAGGTTACGGCTTTGCTTCGCCGGCTCGAAAGTTATCGTCAGGGTGGGGCGAGCGGCGTTGGACAGATGACGCCGCGAGAACTGCAAACCCTTCGCAAGATCGCGTCTAATATCAGTAAATCAGCTGATGATCAGACATCGTTCTATGGCGGCGTTTTGACCGATGAGCTGGACAACTTTTTGAGCGCGGCGAACCCGGCTCATTTTACTGGACGGCCAGGTGGAGCGTCGCAGGCGGATCTCGCTTATACCCTTCAAGGAGCGAATAAACTTTGGTCGCAATATAAGAAATCGGCAGACATTGATCTTGCGAAATGGAAGGCTGAGAACCGGGCTGCATCGACATATTCCGGCGGCAACGAGAACAACGCCTTCCGGCAGAACCTGAAAAGCCTTTGGGAGAAGCGCGGTCGGGAAGGCTTTACGCCTGACGAGAACGCCGCATTCCAGACGGCTGTGCGTGGCGGGACTGCTGAGAATGTCGCGCGCGGCGTTGGCAAGTTAGCAGCATCGCGTGGTGGTTTGAGCGCGATGGCGCAGCTCGCGGCAATGCTGCATTCGCCCCATATCGCTATACCGCTGGAGGTGACGGCAGAGGGGGCTAAATACCTCGGCGATCGATTGACGCGGCGTAATCTTGAAGAGGTGTCGCGCGTCGTTCGCAACGGTGGCGTCAGAAGGGCAGCCGCACCACCGGCAGGGAAACTGCAGAACTTTACTCGGCAGATGTCTCCTTATCTCGCCGGGCCTTCAGGAGCATTTGCGGTTCGAGGCCTTCTCGACGAGCCGTAATGCCGGACGACGAGATCCAATTCATCAAAGGGCTGTGCCTCATCGGTGCAGCCCTTTTTCTTTGCCGTTTGCTCTTTGGCATCGGCCAGCTGCTCCGCTGGGAAATACAATGATCAATTCTCGCAATCTCGCTGATCTCAATCCTGTCGTGCAGGACATGGCGAAGAAATTCATCGCCGCTGCGAAGAAGGAGGGCATCGATGTCCTGGTTACTAGCACTTATCGTGATGGTGAGAGCCAGAACGCTCTTTACGCGCAGGGCCGCACAAAGGCGGGTCGTATTGTTACGAACGCAAAAGCCGGACAGTCCTGGCACAATTACCGCCTCGCGTTTGACGTCGTTCCGCTGGTGAACGGCAAGGCGATGTGGAACGACATGCGCACTTTCCAGCGCCTTGGTCAGATCGGCAAGAGCGTCGGCCTGGAATGGGCCGGCGATTGGAAGACGTTCAAAGAATACCCGCACTTTCAATGGACGGGCGGCCTGACGCTCGCCCAGCTCCGCGCTGGGAAACAACCTCCGACGAAACTCGCATGATCAGAGAACTTGCTCACTCAATTCTCGCGCTTGCAGTCCTGCTTTGCATCTTGATCGGCGCCGCTTTCCTGACGGGATGCGAGACAGCGAAATATGTTGAGTGCGTAGCACGAGACAACACCCGCAACCCCTGCAACTAGGAGCAAAATATGTTGACCTCTTGGAAAACGACTATTCCCGGCATTCTGGCGCTTTTGGCTGTCGCCTGGAACGCTTGGCAGACCAAAACAATCAATATCGATGACGTCATCGCCGCTCTGGTCGGCGTTGGTCTTGTCCAGGCGAAAGATTGGAATGTCACCGGCGGAAATAAAAGCCTGTGATGACGATCCTGATCATCGGCTTGCTGGGCGCTTTTGGCGTGACCCTATTTATCTTCGCTCTCTCCCTGGAGCGCGAGAAGGGTGTGCTGTCCGAGCGTCTGCGCAAGCTGGAGGAGCAGGCGGCGATCGACAAGAAGCGCGCCGAGATCATTGCCCAGGCAAGGACAGATGATGAAACGATCGATCGCCTTAACAGCGGCACTTTTTAGCCTGGCCGCATGCCAATCAACCGGGGGCAGCGGTTGCCCGCCCCTGGTCAATTATTCCGCCGACCAGATGAAGAGAGCCGCCGCTGAAATGCGAGCGCTCCATAAAGACGCCGAGCTGCGCCGCCTGGTTACTGACTATGGCAAATTCCGCGATGCTTGCAGGGTGAAATAATGGACGAAGAACCGACCGGCCACATTAGATGGGATTTCTCTTTAGGTAATATCGTGAACCTTGTGGCTCTGGCCGGCGCCGGCTTTATCGCCTGGGGGTCGATGACTGAACGATCTGATGCAACCCACCAGGGTCTGTCGCATCTGACGGTCGCGCAGAAAGACATCGAGACCCGCGTGAGAGATCTGGAAACTGGACAAGCCAGATCCGCAGAGAAGCTGGAAAGCATCTTAAAGTCTGTTGAGAGAATAGAGGCCGCAATAGAGAAGCGAAGATAGAAAGAGGGCCGTAGCCCTCAATCAGCTTTCGCAGCGCAATGCCCCTCATGGTCGAGGGGACAGAAATACCCGGCTGGAGGAAACTCTAGCCGGGCCTTTTTTGTTTCTGGCGGGTCGAGAAACGTATGAACGAGGGCCGCCACCCCGAGGATGACGACCAGCCCGATCAGGAAAACGATCATCGCCGCCTCGAAGATTTCAAGGGCGGCTCTCATGCCGCCGCCTTACGCTTGGCCGGCTTCTCTTCGATCGTCTCCAGCTGATCCGAGATGATCTTGCTGAGCGCTTCCAGCTTGGGGTTCGCCGGCGCCTGCGTCTCAGAGACGAGGCCATAGTGGTCGCCCGACTGCTGGGTCGGCGCCAGGGAGGCAAGATCCAGGTTCCAGGCGACGCCGAGCATGCGCTGGGTGTCGTCATAGATCCACGGCTTGTTGGCCCGGCCATCGAACACTTGCTGAGCGACGATCGAGTTAATGGCGACGGTCAGGCGCGAGATGGCGCGCTGGTCGTTGATGATAGCCTCAAAGCTCATTCTGACATCTCCTGGCCGCCCAGGGAGATGCGAACCCTCACGCGCGGCGGGCGGCCAGCCGGGGGAGGGTTATTGGTGCCGGGCGATCCCCAGTGGCGGGCGCCGGTAATTTTTGAGCGAGAGAACAGGCGGCGAACAATGTAGTGAATTTTGTGGGAGATCTGTCCCACAAAACTCCCACATGGCCCGTTTTGTTCTAGTTTTTGTTCTGGGGGTCTTGCCGAGGCGCTAGAGAAGCTGTAATGATTTCTGTGCTTTACAAAAGCGCGCGGGCGTAGTTCAGTGGTAGAACGACAGCTTCCCAATAAGCGCTTAAAATAAGAGCAGAAATCAGCAAAATCAATCATTTACAGCGTGGCCCTTGTTGCCCTGCGGGGCGATTGATGGAGACGCGGCGGCGTCCAAAGCGGCGCGCACGTCCTCGGCAGCAAGATGAGCATACCGCTGCGTGGTCGTAATCCGCTTGTGACCGAGCGCTTTTGACGCCGCCATCAGATTGCCTGTCGCGCGCACGACGCGGGAGGCGGTCGTGTGCCGGAGGTCGTGAAGACGGAGATCTGAGAGGCCAGCATTTTTCCTAGCCCGCCAATAGGCCGTGGAAAGGGTGTCCGGGCAAATTGGGTTGCTGGCCCCGCGTGGCGCATTGGCAAAATCATGCCGTTTAACGACATAGGTGAAAACCCGGGTCGGGTGCTTTCCCAGCTCGCCCTGAAGGATCGCCATAGCGGCCTTTGGCAGCGGGCGCCGGTCGACCGTCCCGCCCTTGCCGCGAACCGTCATCGTGGCGGTGTTCATATCCACGTCGTTCCATACCAGATTGCAGGCCTCGGCCCGGCGGATCCCGGTGGCGAGCAGGAACTTGATGATGGGCAAAAAGTCGCGCCGGCAGGCGGCGAACAACCGCTGTTCCTCGTCCACTGACATCTCGCGGACGCGCTCGGCGTCCACCTTCAGGAGGTGTTCGCGCCAATTAATCCGTTTGACCGGCTGCTCAAAGAACTCGGCGTATCGAATGATTGCGCGCAGCGCCTCTGTGACCGAGCGATTAACCGTTGCGTTAGTGACGCCATCGGCTCGTCGCTTAGCGACAAGCTGAGCAATAAGCTGATTATCTATTGTCGCCAGCGCTCTTTTCGGCCCGATGTGTTTCTGCATCCACTCAATGAAGCGGAAAACGTCCCTCTTATCTTTCCGGTGCTGGCCCTTATGCTCCCACCAGGTGGTAGCAGCCATTGCGAACGTCCACGGGATGACTCCGTTTAGTTGCTTCAAATACTCAGATTTCTCGGCCTTGATTTCCTCGACCCGCCTTTCGGCTTCTGCACGCTCAGTAAGTGCTGTCGATCCGTAAAATCGATGACCTTGAAGCTGGAAATCGTAGTGGTAGATGCTCCCCCGCCTATAGAGGCCGCTGATTTTGGCTGACATACAGTAATCCTCCCAGAGATAAATGCGTCAATGTCGGATGGCCTGAACCTGTAAGCCGGGCGGGTCTTATTGCCGACGTTCACGAAAGGGATTTTCCCTTCCTTGATGATCTTCCGCATCTGACGGCTGCATATGCCGAGGACGCTAGACGCCTCTTCCAGGTTCATTAATTTAGCCATAGCTTCCGCCATCGCACTGTTCCTTTTACTCTGCCTGATACTTTAGTGTCAATGCCCGTCCTTTTTATTGGCGGGCGTCATAAAATCATTAATGTCCACGACGTTGTTTTCCTTGACCTCGCCGCTGACGACGATCGCCTGGAAAGCCTCATCGGTCGCTTCTTCCAGAAAATCGATCACGTCTTCCACGTCGTAGCCTCTGGCCGAGCAGTTGGCGGCGATGAGCAGGGCGAAGGCGTTGACCACGTCTTGGCCCTTTGACGATCCGATGGCGGCGCCGATTTTCTCATAGAGCGCAAAAGCCGGCTTGAGCCGTTCTCGCTGCTCCTTGCTCAGCATAAATACGACGCCTTCCATCATTTGATCCTTACGAAATCCGCCAGACGCGAACACCGTCTGAAAAAGAGCGGGTAGAGAACGCAACAGCGTAATTTGTCCGTCGCTTGAACTTATAGCTGGCGGCTAAAACCCGGCGCATCTCAGCACGACGAACGGCAGTCGGCCCTTTGGTTGGGATAAAAAAGCTGTCACCCACACGCATGGTAGCGAACGGATATGCGACAGCGTCTGCGTCTCTCGCACCAGTGCGTGGCTCGGGAAGCGGGATACCTTTTTCGACCTTAAACATCTTTTTCTCCGTTAGCATTTTGATACAGACCTCGTTTTGGCATCACTTTACTAAGCGCAGGCCTCTGGCGTTCGGCTTTGCTGAAACCGCGTGACTGGATCTTCTTTCCGCTCGTCTCAATGCCAATCGCCCGCATTTTGATACGTTTCGCGCGAGCGATTGCTTTAACGTCCTCAATCGTCTTTTCTCTTGCGCAAGCCTCATGGACTGGCCGGAGGTTATCTTCGACCTCATTCGTTCCGCCCAGGCCAAGCGGTCGCATGTGTTCGACGACCCAGCGCTTGCCCTTAATCTCCAGGCCACAAAGAG